CTTGCCTTCGCAGTCATGCGAGCCGCGGACGGGTCCGGCCGGGTTGCCATCGACCAGCGGGCCTTTGACGTAGGGCTTCAGCCCAGGCGCGTCACGCAGCTTGTACTCGGTCAGCGCGCCGGATGACGGCGCCTTCTCGATGACGTAATTAACCGTGTCCTCGCACAGCCACGGCAGGCTGTCATCGACATTGGAGCCGCCAATGAGGTTGATAGGCGCATTGCGCATCAGTACGGGCTATCGCTGTAGATGTTCCAGCGGACGCCAGCAATGCCGCCGCTCGGGCGGGGCGCGCGGGTGATCTGGACGATGGGGTTGGCGACGATGACATCGCGCAGCAGCGCTTGGTACCCGTGGCGAGCGACGGAAATCACGTCCTCCTCCAGTGTGGCGCCGTAGACGGGGCGCAGCTTGACGGCCAGGTTGTAGGTAACGGCTTCCTCGGCCTCGGGAGGCAGGGCCAGCACGTCGTCGGGATTCGCAATGTCCTGCCAGCCCAGCGCGAGGCCGTTGGCCTCCCAGCGCCGCAGCATTCGGTTGAGGATGCGCGCCCCTTGGGCAAAATCGTATTCTTCCAGCGCCTCGCCCGGATCATTGGATCGGATCAGCAGGAAAGCGTCGGTGATGAGTTCGGCAGCAGTGGTCATACTCGCCTCGTAGAAAGCGGGGCCGGTTTCCCAGCCCCGCTATTGGTCTTACTTGGGCTTCTTGGCTTGGCGCTCGGCTTCCGCCTCGGCCACCGCGAAAGCGGCATCATTGCCTTGCAGCGATGCCTCATCGTTCCAGGAGTCGCCGTTGGCCTTCATGCCTTCTGGATGCTTCCAGCCGGCTTTCAGCTTGGCGTCAACGTCATCCGGACCGACGAGTGTCGGACGGCCGGTTTCGGGATCGACCAAATACAACGCGTGCTTCTTCTCGCTTTCTTTCTTGGTTGCCATGTCACATCCTCCTTACGAGGTAGTGTCGATCACCAGGCCGTATGCAACCAGCGCAGTCATCAGTGAGGTGAGTGCAGCATTCGCACCCTTGGAACCAGTCACCGTCGGCTTGACGATGGGGGTGGCACCATTGAAGCCAAGCCGGCCGGTCGTGTTGCGACCAACGAGGATGCCTTCTTCGGTGCCGGGGCCAGCCGCCCAAACGGACGGCTGGGTGTCTACTGCAAGTACGGTCATGTCGGTTTCTCCTTAGAATCCGGGGGTGATGGTTGCGGGGATGCGAACGGCGAGCTCGGGACGCAGGATACCGCCGCCCCACACGATGTCAAAGCGTGACATGAACTCGTCGTTGACCATGTTGAACCCCTGCTGGAAACGCAGCGTGATGCCCTGATAGGTGGCAGACGCGGAGTCCACGCCATAGGACGCAGGCGGGTTCGGCAGGTCGGCGGTGACGAAGTAGAAGGCGTCCTTCGAGAACGCAAGGTTCTGCGCATACGAGGTGCCCGACACACCCTTGATGGTGACCGGTGCATTGGACGCCGGAGCGGCCGAGACGTTCTTTTCCGATCCGGTGTAGATGAGCGCCGGGCTGATCTGCCAGGTACCCGCGCCGCCGACTGTAACCGCCGTGGTGACAGTGAACATCTTCAGGTTCGGGAGCGTGTCCTTGGTCTGCGGATGCACGTCGTAGACGCCGGTGATCTGGAACGTGTCGCCCTGCTTCACGGTGCCGGTGCCGGTCGCCACGATGATCGAAGTCGCACCATCAGCCGGAACTCCGTTCAGGATGTAGTTCGCGCCGGTGCCACGGACGATCGTGCTGGTCAGATTGCTCTGGTACCAGTCGAAGCCCAAGGTATCGGTGGACATACGGCCCTTGCGGTACTGCTCGGCGATCTTGGACTGATCGTTGAACAGCGACTTCAGGCTGTTGACCACATCGACCTGGCTGTAGGTGTTGACGATCAAGTTGCGATCGTTCATCGGGGCGAGCTGGGAATCCAGGTACGCCTTGGCCTGCAGAACGGTGATCTGGTCATCGAACGCGCCGTAGTCGCCGACGGCGGCTGGCACGAGCTGGGTGACGTTGTTGATGAAGTCGGACTCGACGTTGACCAGCAAGTCGCCGATCTTGGAGTCGATGAACTGCTCCTGGTAATCGTCAATCTGCATCGCCATTTCGGCCGAAGTCGCGCCAGTATCGACGCCGTGGTAGTTGCTGATGGTCACCGGGACCACCTTGTCGATCTGCGGCTGCAAATCCATGATGCGGCCACTACGGACCACGGCACGCTGCGGAACGCGGACAGACACGGTATCGCCGGCCTTGGCGCCGCCCTTGTAGCCGAACTGCGAGTCATACTGCCTGTTCACCATCTTCAGGACTTGGATTTTGTCAGTCAGGACGGCAAGCGCACGCTTGACGATGATCGAACTGGTGAGGAGATTGTTACCTGCCATTTTAGGGCCTCAGAGAGTGAGACCCGACGGAATTGCCGGGTCGTTATCGCTTGACCCGAATCTTCTCGATGTGATCCTTGATGTCCCAATCCGCCAGAGACTTCTTCCCAGGCGAGGCAGCATGGACCGTCGAGCCGATTGCGGGCGCTCGTGTCACGGTCCGGGGAGGTTGGTTGGCGGCGGCCTGTCTGGAGGCTGTGGCGGGTGCCGTATCAGCTTCCAGTCGTGCCTCAATCTTACCGATGGCGCGTGCACGCTGGGTAGCGGGCAGTGCCAGCAATTGCTCGGTCTCGGCGAGGTTCTGACCGAGGTAGTAGGCAAGCTGGGGGCCAACATCGCTGTCGCGAATGGCCTCCACTACGTCCAGCGTATAGCGTGGACCCAGTGGTGTTTTCAGGGCTACCTCGTCAAAGTCGGTGGCGGTCTCCTCTCGGAACTTGCCAGCCCTCTCGGCGAAGGTTGCTTCTGCCTGCTTGACTCTCTGTGCCTCGGACTCCTGTTGGCGCTGGGCTTCCATCACCCTCAACTTCTGGTCCGCCTTGTACTCGTGGTAGGCGTCCTCGTTGAAAGCAAAGTCGGCGAGCGTCTTGGGTGTCTCGTCGATCTCCACGGCCTGCTGACTCTTGACCTGTTCGGCCTGGTCCCGCGCGGCTCGGAGTTCCTGCAATTCTTGTTCGGCTTTGATCCGTCGTGCAATCTCCGCGTTGACTTTTTCTCGGGCACGTTCCTTGCGAGACTTGCGTTTTGGCTGTTCGGCCAAGGGTTCGCCGTTCTCGTCAGTCACTACCTCCGATTCGCCGGCTTCTTCGCCGCCATCCGCATCGGGGCCATCGTCGTCATCAACATCCGGACTTTTAGTTACAGCCGGGGTAACTTGTTCTTTGCTATCGGTCTGCGGGTTGGCAGCTACGATTTCGGCTTCAAGCGCCTGGACGGCGTTTAGATCACTCATTTACGGATGACTCCGAAAGACACACCGGCGACTGGCCGGGGCAGTTGTTGGCGAAACGCTAACATAAATTATTCAGGTGTCAAGAGGCTGGCATCCAGGGACGCCATCCGGTGTTCGTGAGCCAGGTCGGTGCTGACGGCATCCAGCGTGATCTTCGCCCGATCAGTCTCTATTTCCGACTGGGCCAGCGCCTCCTCGACCTGAACCTTGATACCGGCAAGCTGGAGGTCGCCCTTCACCTTCATGCGCTCAGTTTCGGCGTTGTAGCGATCGACATCGACCTTCGCCATGTCCGCGGCCTGCTTGTTCCCGGCCTGCGTCAGGTTAATCTGCGCCTGCATGAGCTGCTTCTGCGTCTCGGCGAGCTTCTGGCCGGTTTTCTCCAGCTCGGCGCCCATCTTCTGCATCTGCTCGACCATCTCGGGCGGCGGCCCCTGCTGGACTGGCTCCTCGCCCTGCTCCGGTTCCAGCGGAACGCCTTGGGAAATCAGCATCTTCCGCATCGCCTTCACGAACGGATCCATGCCGGGCACGTCCATGAACTTCATCACGCCATAGGCGCCCAGCATCCCCGACGGCCCAGGCGAGCGCGCAAGCTCGGTCATGGCGTTCAGGGTCTCCATGCGCATCGTCGTGTAGGACGGCCCTGTGGTGACCTCCACGTCGTACTTGCCGACGGTCAGGTCGTTGGTCTTCTCCCACTTCGTCTTGATCTTCCCGGTCAGCATGTCAATCTCAGGCAGCCCGGTCGCCGGATCCTTCACCGGCACTTCGACCGGCTTGTTCACGCGCACGTACTTCTCCGTCATGTCGTCGCCAAGCACGCGAATCTCGCGATCGGCGTCGTAGATATGCGGGATCAAGTCGTTGATGACGATGCCGGTGTACTGCACCGCGCGCACGATGTTGTCGGTGTAGTCGTAGGTCGCAACGTCGCCTTCTTGCTGGCGAGCGATGATGGCGCGACCGGAGGTTTCATTCGACTGCTTGCCCAGCGATGCGTCGTGGATACCAGTGACGGCTTTCAGGTTGTCATTGTTGATGCGGGCCAAGTCGAACCACGCATTGGGGAACTGCGGCGGCTGCTCGCGCATCGGACGACCGCCAGGCGCTTCCGCGTCTGGATTGTACGGCAGGCCGAAGCTGTTGTTGACCGCGGACTCGCTCCACGCTTTCTCGTGGCCTTCGACCATCTTTGGCGTGTAGAGGAACGGTGCGTTCGGCTGCTTGGCGATGACCTCGACCAAGTTCGACTGTCCGTAGTTGAACAGCAGTTGCGCGTCGCGGCTGTGGCGGACCATGCCGTACCAGTACGGGGCGCCGCGCACGGACACCATGTCGCCCCAGCACGGAACCAGCGGAATATACTGCCCCGCCCAGTCGAACGGTCCATCCAGCGTTTCATCGCCAGAGCAGATTTCATACGTGATCCGGTCGTAATCGACCTCACGGCGGGCTTCGATCGTGATCGGCTCGGGAAGCGCGGCGGCGGCATCGGCGATCTTGTCGAACTCGGCGCCATCGACCACCGACCCATCGCTCAGGCGGTAGATCGTCTTTTTGTCCGCGTGCTTCTGCCAATATTTGACGACGCGCACTTCCTCATCGTCATACCATCCGCCGTAATAGGCTTCGCGGGTCATGCCGTCCCAGCTATCGACCTCCGCGTTCGGGTACTTAACCCGGAACTCGGACTTCGGCATTTTCTGCACGACGAACGCATAGCGCGCGTCGGATCGGTTCAGTTCGCGGGCGGCAGGGTCGAAGATGACCGAGAACGGATCCTCGATGCGCTTGATGCAGATGTCCTGGTCAAACGAATCATTAGCCGCGTATTGCGTGGCGACTTCCCAGCAGCCGTAGCCGGCAGTGATCGCGTACATGCCGCCCCAGTCGTAGGCTTGGTCGGCGCTGGACTGCATCTCGATATTGCGGATGAGTCCTTGGCGAATCTCGGCAATCTCCACGTCGCCATCTTCGACAGCGCGGACTTTAATGCTCGGCGTACTCTGGCGATTATCATTGATGACCTGCTTGATCGTCTGCCGCAGGATGTTGAATTCGTACTTCGGGCGACCATCACGCAACACGCCCAGGTTGTCGTCCCATTGTTTGCCATCGACCCACGCGAACTCGAAGTCGTCCTGCGCCTTGGAATACAGTGTCAGGCAGGCATTGCTGGCATCCTCGAACCGCTCACGGATAGCACGGAACCTATCCTCGGAGGGCGTCTCCGATTGCAGCGCCTTGATGTTTTCGTCGCCCGGCTCATCGCCCAGTCTTTTCTTAGCCACGTCGGCGGAACTCCGAGATAAATTTAACGGGTTTGTAGGCGGCAATCATAGGCCGTGCGAACGTCAGTGCCAAGGCGTCGGCTACGTCGGGGGACTTGATGCCGCGCTTTTTGGCGTCATCCTTCGACTCCAGCAGCCGGACTCCGCCCTTAAACGAGTACCGCAGCGCCGTCAGCTCGGCTTTCAGCACGTTGTCCTTAGGTAGCGAGACAGGGGCGTCTTCCAGCCAGGCTTTCATGTCATCCCACATTTTCGTGCGGGTGTTGTAGTTCCGGCCGTCCGAGACGCGCACCGCGGCGTTGACGCCCTCGATGCTCACCCCGCTACCCCGAGCCAGCTCCTTCAGGCGGTCGGTCACACCGCCGCCGACGCCGATGTCGTCCACCGCGATCTGGTCCACCTTCGGGAACGCCTCGTTGGCCTTCTCCCACACGGCTTGGGCGAGGAACTGCGTATCGACCTTCTTCCAGCGCTCGATGCCCTGGACGACGCGACCGCGCCGACGGACCAGTACCGACACGTCATCGCCGAACCGGGCCACGTCCAGCCCCCAAATGACCGGGCCGTGCGCTTCCACGTCGGCCGGACCCTTGCTCATGGCATCGGTGACGAATTCGCCGGGGATGAAGGCGTTGGTGACGGACGCCTCGTAGTTGATGTCGATTTCCTGGGCCAGCACCACTGGATCGAGGTCGCGCTTCTGCTTCTCGTACCACGCACGGTCCTTGCGGGGGTCTTGCTCCCAGTGGAAGGTGAACTTCTCAATGCTTCCGCCCATCGCCTTGCGGTAGAACGGGTTGCCGGCGCCGTTGGGCGTGGACACGTCGATCTTGCAGTTCGAAGTCTGCGAAAGTGCCGCGTCGATCAGCTCAGGGCGGTCGTAGAAGGCTGATTCGTCCTTGAAATAGATGGACGTGCGCGCGCCGCGGCCGATGTTGTCGCCGGCCTCGCCGATGATGGATGAG